AGCGTGTCGGTGCTGCTGAGAATCTCAAAGACATTGCAAAAACGGCAGGCACTCTTGCACGGCAAGCCAATGTTACCGACTTAGGTAAACCAAAAAAAGTTGAACCGTTACGTGCTGGTAGCGCAGAAGCCAGAGAAGAAAAGGTAACGCGCAAACAAACGGCGGCACAAAAACGCAAGCTTGCACGAGACTATGCCGAAGGCGTTACGTCTGAATATGATGACGATGCAGGTCTTGCGTTCCGCACAGGGGAATCTCCTGAGACTGTGGTTGATGCGGCAGAAGCAAAGAAGTTGATAGTAGAGGTGCTTTCTACGCTACCCAAAGGCGTGAAGCTGACCTACGTTCCAACGCTTAAAGGCATGGACCCTGCGCTCTTGGCGCGGTTGGTTGAGCATGGGTATAAAGAAGGCGACCCCTTTAGGGGTGTAGTACTGCCAGATGACGGCACTATCGTTGTGGTGGGAGACCAGCACAGTAGCATTACTGATCTGGAAGAGACGTTGTTCCATGAGATGGTTGGCCACTACGGCATCGACACGGTGATCGGCATGGACCGGTTGCAGAAGTATGCAAACGACACCGACGTTATCAAGCTGGCCGAAAAGCTGGGCGGTGATCCGTTGGTACGCAAAGCATTAGAAGCGGCTAGATTTGCTGAATCCCAAGGTAAGTCGGAAGAAATACAGAAGCTGCAAGCACTGCGTGAAGTCATTGCCTACACAGCGCAAAGGCGCATTACGGAAGGGTTCCGTGAGAAAGCCGGTCGTTGGTTGAAAGAGTTTGTTGGTATGGTGCGCTCGGCACTGCGCCAGATGGGCTTTAAGGGCATGGCGCGGATGTCTACGTCGGATGTGTTCTACGCCATCAAGATGGCCAACAAAGCTTTCAATGATCGCACTGTCGGTCCTTACCGTGCAGCAGGTGGCATGATGGCGTTCCGTACCAAGACGGAGCCAAGCCGCTACGGTAGTTCTTTTGTTGGTGGTCAGAAAGGCGTTATTGATAATCTGCGTGGCAACATGCTGGGATTATCGGGCCGTGTGCAGTTTGTTGACCAGTACGCGGCGCTCGATGCGGCTATTGCAAAAGGTCTAGATGCTGGCGTTATCTCTGACTTGGAGGCTGAACAGGCAGGCTACTACCTGCGCTTCGGTCAGCAAGCTAACGCTTTTGCTACACAGGCGCTGACAAACGGCCCACTGTCTTTGGTCAAGGAAGTAACCAAGCGCGGCATGGAGTTTGTCTACAAGAGCGCACCGGGCGCCAGCATGGTGAAGGTAGCTCAGGCGTTGGAGAAGTCGGGCATTAAGAACAGCACCGAGTTGGAACACATGTTCACCATCTACACGGCAGGTAAACGCGCCAAGCAGGTGGGCTGGAAGAAGCTGAACTTTGATAACCCTGATGCGGTTGAGCAGGACTACAACCGTCTGATGGACGAGTTGAAGGGCAACGACAAAGCCCGCGCTGCGTTTGAAGAAGCCGCCAAGATTTACAAAGAGTACAACAACGGCCTGATTGATTTTGCTGCGCAGACAGGGTATTTGTCCAAGCAGAAAGCGGCTGAGTTGAAAGCGATTGACTACGTGCCGTTCTATCGTGTGAAGGGCGGTGAGTTGCAGTTGATGGTGGACAGAGAGCGCCCTGTTCGGATAGCCAACGTTAAAGACGAGCCGATGTTGCACGAGCTTGTTGGCGACAACTCTCAGATTCTCCCGATCTTTACAAGCTCTGCTCAGAACGCGTTTGTGTTGACCCGCATGAGCCTGCGTAACCAGATGATGAAAGACAACGTGATGTTGTTGGGCCGTCTGGGTATCGCAAGCAAGGTTGGTAAGGGTTCAGGTCCTGATGGCGCGGTTCGCTACAAGGTCAAAGGCGAAGACAACTTTGCCGTCATCGACACAGACATGTACGGCATTCCAGCAGAGTTGATTGTCAAGGGCATGGAAGGTATTAAGACCACCATCCCGATGGCGATCAAGATCATGGGTATGCCCGCCGATGTGCTGAGAAAGTTTGTCACCCGCAACCCAGCCTACGCTGTGCGTCAGGCTATTCGTGATCCGCTGACTGCTTGGTTTACTACCGGAACAGACGGTGTGCCTGTGCTTAATTCGTTTACTGAACTGAGCAAGATGGTGGCCGGACGCAGCAAAGAAGAGATTACGTTGATGCAGGCGGGTGCTATCTCCAGTAACGTCATGACAGGCGACGAGCAGGACATGGCTAAAGCTTTGCGTGATATGAGCCTTGGTCGTTCAGGCTGGACTAAGTTGATGATGAAGGCCGATGCGCTGGCCATGCAGGGCGATGCCGCAACCCGTGCTGTGATTTACAAAGACTCGCTGGCCAAAGGTATGTCTGAGATGCAGGCGTATATGCGCACACTGGAGTCGATGAACTTTAGTCGTCGTGGTCTATCGCCTTCGATGCAGATGCTCTCCACAGTCATCCCGTTCTTTAACGCTCAGATCCAAGGTCTGGATGTGCTGTACCGGGCGTTCACAGGAAAGATGCCCTACAGTGAGCAGTTGAAGATTCGCCAGAAGCTCTATACCCGTGGTTTGCTGTTGGCTGCGGGCACACTGGCCTACGCGGCTGCGATGGAAGATGACGAGGCATACAAACGCGCCAAGCCTGAAGAGCGTCTGGGCAATTGGTTTGTGTACACCCCGTTCTCGGATGAGCCAATGAAGGTGCCTATCCCGTTTGAATTAGGCTACTTGTTCAAGGCGTTGCCAGAAGCGGTGTTCAACACGGCAGCAGAAGACGAACGTGCAAGCGATATAACCAAGGGCATGGGCAAGCTAGTGGCGCTCTCCAATCCATTTGCGCTTCCTGCGGCGATCAAGCCGTTGACTGAAGTGGTGTTGGGCAAGTCGTTCTTCGGTGGTGACATCGAGTCCAAGCGTGAGTTGAACACTATGATGCCGGGCGAACGCTATCGTGACAGCACAACAGAATTTGCCAAGATGCTGGGCAGCGTCACAGGTGACGCAGGCTTGACCCCAATCAAGATCGACTACCTGATCCGTGGCTACACAGGCGCTCTGGGTGTGGCGATCACCTCACTGGCTAATCCTATCCTGAACACAGAAGCCAGCGCGGTTGAGCAGCCAACCATGAAGACCAGCAAGAAGCCGTTCATCGGCGGGTTGTTCCAGCCAGTTGAAGGCAGAGGAACGCTTGACGCTGCGTATGAGCGCATACTGGAGATTCAGCAGGTACAGGGCACTTACAAGCGTCTGCTTGAAGAAGGTAAGGATAAAGAAGCCGACGCGTTTTTGGATAAGTACGAGAACAAGCTGGTCAGCGCCAACTTCTCTGGGCGGGTTAGAGAACAGCTTGGCAAACTGGCCACTATGCGCCGGAATGTGATCGCTGCGGACTTGACTACGGCAGAGAAAGACGAGATGTTGAAAGACATCGACGATCAGCAAGTCGAAATCGCCCGTGAGTTCTTGTCTTTTACAGGTGAAACCAGACCCCAATAAGGCCGTTCTTCACACCCACGCTGGCCTTGGCGTGTAGTATGCGGTAAGCCAGAGCTTTGCGGAGGCCGTCTTTTATGACGGCCTCCGTGTCCAGACAAGGAACGAAGAACCCCTGCCCTCGCTCAAGCTGCGACCAAGGGTACGTTACTTGCAAAGTCTTCTTCATCAGATCGGCGGCTTATCTTCATAACGGACACACGCATCGGTGGTCCTTTGGTTTTGGCGGTCATGTCTTTCTTGGGCATATACGACACCATGAACTGCTCCTCCAGATACTTCTTGAAGTCGGCATAGCCGAAGCTCATGGTAGAGCAAAACGCCTTCAACAATCGCTCCTCAATGTAGTAGTCCGTGAACCCGACAGTTGCGCCATGCTCGATGCGCCCCATGATCTTGGTTCGGGTTGTAGACGCATCAATCGCCCCACCGTTGCCAAGCTCTGCCAGCACACCGTCAATCGCATTGAACTTAACGATGATGAAGTTGCCGTAGTACTCCTGAGTAAACGAGTTCAGGACATCTTCAGCAGAGCGTGTGCCGGTGTTGATGGCATTACGCATGTACCGCACGGCAACGCCGAACTCATTTAACACTGGCTGGATAGGGATGTTGACCGCACCGCAGTGCTCGTCAGAGAGCAGAATGCAAGCAGCAACAGCAGCGCCGATACCCGCCATCCAGAAACGCTCGTCGTTTGTTGCGTTGTACTCACCGTACATGCGCCGCACTATTTGCGGAACCAACTCTTTAATCTTGTCCAGATTCTTGACCATATAGTCAACGAGGAGGTGCCCTGCGACCGCGTAATTATTCGCCAGCGACTTAATGATCTCAATCTCATGTGGTTCCCATGTAAGTACATCGTTCATTGCAAACTCAAGCAAGCGCCTCAGTTCGCCTTCAGCCGAGTGTGATTGAGCGCCTGTGAAGTAGTCCACCACGTACGTGTTGGAAGACATGATGGCCGTGTCCATCCACGTGGACAAGTTCATACGCTCCTTGTTGGAGCCGGACTCCATACGCTCTTTGCCCCGCCCGTTGGTCATGTCCAGTACGAACTCGGAGAACCACCCAAAGTCTTTCCGGTTCTTCGCTGTGATCTCATCCGTTATCAGGGGGATGCTGTGCAGTAGACCAAGGCGCTGCTGCATAGCCACGGGAGACGTACCTTTACTCGTACGGTAGTGAACCGGGTGCCCCCAGACCGAAGCCGCAGCTTCCAGCGCCAGCGATTTACCTGTACCTGAATTGGTTGAGCCGCAGTGGAACGTCATGCCATAAATGCCTGTGAAGCGCATAAGCGGAGCGCCAGTACCTGCCAGCATGATGCACACGTGCTTCCACATCTTCTTCTGGATGAACAGGTTGATGACTGCCCGCCAACTCTCAATGGTGCCGGTAGGCTTGGTGTTAGCGACGATGTTCTCCAGCCCGTCCATGGGCACTTCGATCTGGCCTGTGGGCGTATAAATCTTCCCGGCAAAGACGAACGTGTCATCCTCCTGCCAGCCGTAGCTGTCGGGCACCTTCACGGTGGACTTCTCAACGCTGACCTTCTCCACACAAGCCCGGACGTAGTCGTACAAGTTCTTGTCATTGCCTGAGCCGAACGATGCCAGAATGTTCTGGCTGGCTAACTGCTTCATGGTCTCGTCCTTACTAACGACGCACTTCTGAGGGATGGTGATGGGGCTTGCGTTGCCGTTTCTGATCGCCAGCATGTGTACCGTGTGTTCGCCGTTAGCGTTCAGGATGTCCACAGGAAACAAGTCGTAGGGGATCAGCATGACCTGCCGCTTGATCTTATTGCCGTTGGCGTCTTCATCGTCCTTCTCGATGAACACACCGCCCTGCTTGCCGTAGGCGTACCCCTTGGGTGGTTCAGGACGCAGCACCTTGCGGGCATACTGCTCGTTGTCGGCCTGCACTTCGATTTCTTTTTGGTCTACCTCAACCGCATACTCGCGCCCCAGTGCCAGCGGGTTGGTGATCTTGCCCCAGTGTACACACTGTGTACACACGCCGGGGTTCTCGCTGTCGAGCTTGGTGCAGGGGTACGGACCCTTGATCTCCCGCAGCTTGGTGTGCATACGGTCTTCATCGTACGGGTGCATCTGGGAGAGCCAGACCACAGCCTTCTCATTCTCCTCGCACTTCTGCGCGATCGACAGCAACCCACGCCACAGCGGCTCCATGCCATCCTGCTGGGCATTCTCCATGTAGTATGCGAGTTGACCACAGCCTGTGCCCTGCTTGGTACGCTCGACGATCTTGCGGAACTTGGTCACCGAGTTCTCAAACAGCTTGACGGCAGTGCCGGTTGTTTCAGTGGGTAGCGTTGGGCGCTGACCGGGAAGCTCGACCACGTTGGCCGGGGGTGTGGGCTTGGACTCGTAGGGGGTACCGGCCAGATGCTTGGCCACCAGTGCCTTGATGTCCTCGATGTCGAAGTAGTCGCCCTCGTTCATGAAGCGCACGTTGGTTACCCCACGCACCTTCTTGCCACTCTTGACCCCATTATTGATTGTGCCCGGCACCCGCAGGATACGAGAAGCGTCCCCCGTAACCGTTGCATCGATGGCCAGCTTCTTGGAGAAGCACAGGCGCTTGAACTGCTCGGCCACAGGCTTCCACTCCGACTTCGGAATAGCTTCTTTCAGAGGCCAGTATGCGTGTACCCCACCGCCTGAATGGACGAACCAAGGCTGGCCAAGACCTGACAGTCCGACCTCATCGATGAACGCCATGATGGCTTCGAACCCAATCTTGGGGGACGGGTAGCCCTTCTGTTTGATTACGCCGCTTGCATCCGGCAAGTCCAGCGGGTGGTTACAGTCCACATCAATAGCGATGCACTTGACCATCTCCACATTGGGCGCTGTCCTGTCGTCTGGGTTTTTAAATGTCCCCAGTGCGAAGTACGTGTCGTATCCATTCAGCTTGCAACTTTCAATCGTCTGCTCAAGTTCCTCCAGTGTCTCCTTGTACACATGCTCTTTGTACTTCGATGTCAGTTCCGCCACGCAGTAGTACCCGTTACCCGGTGGTGGGAGAACCGCCGCCATGAAATCAAGCGGGTTCATAGTTATCCTTTATTGTTTTAATCGAACAACGGGAGTTGGTTGGGGTCAGATGTTTTGTAGTCAGTCGTATTAATGTGGGCGTCTCGAATATAAGATGCCAGACGACGAACGACTTCTTTCTGAAAAGCGACAGGCATACCTATTTCTGGTTCAAAAAATAACAGTGCGGCATTCACCAGTTCGTTATCGTTCAGGCTTTGAGGTTGTATTCTTTGCATATTCTTCTCCATGCTTCATCAGCGGTTTTAGATGACTGCATAATCTTCAGCAGCAATTCGACACGATCTTGGTAGCCGACAAACACTTCGGTCTTACCGATCATCCAGTTGTAAACCGTCTGTCGAGTCACGCCAAGAACGTATGCGATCTTGGTTACAGGAAAGTCCAGATAGATAGCCCAGCGTCCTAGCTGATTGCCCGGTGTCTTAGGCGCTGCTGCAACGGCATCTATGATTTTTTGAGAGTAGGCCATTGGATTTTATGTAAGTTAGAAATGCGGGGTCACTGAACTGATGACTACTTCCGAAAGGATGTCCAGCCCCCGCTGCCGGTGTTATTAGCGCCACCTCCGGCTGGGCTATTGGGTGGGGTACTCGCTGCGTCTGTCGCCTTGCTTGGCTCAGGGCGCCTGATTGATCCTGAACAGGTGTGCCTACTCAACCCACTTAACAATCAGTACTCACAGCATCCGCTTTCCCCCGTAGCTTTACTCGTCGTCCCAGTCAGCCACGATGTCGGCCAGCTTGGACTTCTTCTCTGGCACTGCTGAAGGCTTCGCTGCGTCCTTGCGAACTTCTGGCTCGGACTCGTCTTCAACGACTTCAGCTTTCTTCTTGGCCGTCTTGGCCTTCGGTGCTGGGGCTTCCTCTTCTTCGACCACAGCCACAGGCGCTTTACCCGGCAGGGCAGGAGCGTTCTTGACGCCGTCTGTCTGTGCCACAGTCATCACAACAGCGCGACTTGCATCGGCACTGTCAGCTTGCGTCTTGACCACGGCGTACTCGTCATTGGTCAACCAACGAACCGGGGCAAAGAACAGCTTAGGCGACTCCGCTTTGGTATCGAACTTCATGCGGGTGACGATCTGCTCTGGGTTGATCGGTGGGTTGGAGAGCGCCAGATGACGCGCAAAGGCTTGGAGTGGGCGCTTGTCGCCGTCTTCCTTACCGAACACCGATGTCGCTGGCAGCGTCAACTGCATGACATCACCACCGGGGTTGTTCTCCAACACCACAGCCAGACGCTGCTGATAACGGCAAGCGCGGCTATTACCCTGACCCGAACCGGCTTGGTTCTGTGGGCACGACAGGCAGGTCTGTGCTTGTTTGTTTCTCGCACCGGCATCAGGCTTCTCACCATCGTTAGACCAGCAGTCAGGTGCAGCAGCGGCAGCATCCTTGTCGTAAGCGCCAGCGTAAAAAATACGGCTGACCTTGGGGGCAGCCTTGACGATAATCACATCAAGGTGACGATCTTCGATAGCGGCAATCTCTTTACCACCCGACACCAGACGGAACACACCGCCCTTGATCGAGATACGTTTGACGCTACCACCAGTGCCACCACCAGTTAACGCCAGTGCGGTTTCAGACAGTTCGTTGTTACGTGCGAAGTCGGGTACTTGTGCGGGATTGAATACAGTTAGATCGGACATATGAGTTCTCACTTAGTAGGTTTAGTCACACGAACTTCGAAGTCCGTGTATGCGTTTAATCCGGGTGGTACGAGTGCCGGATTTTCTTCAAGGAACCGCGCCATGTTGGTTTGCGCAATCCGTTTCTCCAACAGGTCAACGACATCGTGCTCGATGATGAACTTCTTGAACGAGTCCCAGTCCTGAGTGTTGTAACGGGTTTTGTTTACCAATGACACAGTGCCGAAGGCGGTGTTGACCGACTTGACGCCAAGCGCCTTCATCTGGTCTTTCATTGCGAAACGAAGTTCGTCTTGCTGCGCTTTGAGTTCTTCCAACTTGGTGTCGTACTCTTGCGTCAGCGCGTCGATCTCCGTCTTGATCTTGCGATAAATGCGCGCAAGTTTGTCCAGCGGAATGATCTCGTCATTCATTTGCTTCTCCTATTATTTTGTCTAGCGTTTGACAGATTACCCAAAACTAATTTCGTTTGCAACCCCCTTTCACGTTTTTATTTCAGCGTTGAACATCTGCGTTAGCAGAGTGTTATCTGTGACCTTGCCCTCCAGCGCCTTGAACATACGCTTCTCGATCGGGCTTCCCTGAATGTGGATGACGGTAACTTTGTCTGAGTCCTGACCCTTGCGGTCAGCCCGTGCGATGCACTGGATGTATTGCTCAACAGACATCAACGGACCGAAGAACACCACCGTATCCGCAGCGGTCAAGGTGATACCGTGTGCAGTTGCTTGAGGCTGCATGACAAGCACTCGTGGGTCTTTCTCTGTCTGGAACCTACGAATAATGTCTGCGCGTTTGGGCGGCGTGATGTCGCCGTGGATGACCTCGGCAGTGATGTTTCTCTTGAGCAAGTGCTTGTGGATGGTGTCGATGGTGCTGCGAAACAGCGCGAAGATGATGACCTTGCGGCTGGTCTCCTCCAGTATTTCTTCCAGCACTGAGAGCCGTGGTGCTGCATCGAACTCAATGACTTCTTTGTCGTCTGTGTATGCTGCACCGCATGATATTTGTAACAGCTTGGATACCCCGGCAGCGGCATTCACAGCAGTGATGGTCTCACCTGCGGCTTGCACCATCATGCGTTCTTTCAACAGGTTGTAGTACTTGGCTTGCTGCGGTGTCAGCGCCACTTCACGCGTCATGGTGAGCACAGGTGGCAAGTCAAGGCACTGCTCTTTGGTAAAGCGAATGGCGGGCTGCAAGGCATCATGAACGTCCTCCGCTGCGCTGACTTTTGGCACCCACTTGAACTGCGTGACTTTGTTCATGACCTTATCGCGCCAGCCTGTGAAGAACTTGGGCACACCATCAGGGTTGACCAGACGCGCCAAGCCGTACGCATCCGCAGGGGACTGCGATGCTGGAGTACCCGTCATCATCCACAGGTGTGTGTTGGGTCCGACAATAGACTTCAACGCCTTCCAGCGTTTGGTGGTCATGGTCTTGTATGCGTTGGCTTCATCGACAATAACTAAATCAAATCTACCGTCCGCAATTATTTCATCAGCAATCAGATTCAAGCCATCGTAGTTAGCGATCACGAACTCGTAGTCCTGCTGAACCATCTCGATACGGCGACCAGCTTGCGCGTGGTGCGCGATGATGGCAGAGCGATGGATGATGCTGTTGTTCAAGTCACCTAGCCATGCTGACTGCATGATGGAGAGCGGGCACAGAATGAGACAGCGCCGCACATCCCCACGTTGCATCAAGTAGTCCGCAGCCCATAGTGCCGAAAGAGTCTTGCCAGTTCCCGGCTCCGAAAACACAAACGCTTTCTTGTGCATAGTGAGAAACGCTGCCGTTTCAATCTGGTGCGCCATCGGCTTGTACTTACCCGGCCAGTTATACCGCCTAGTGATAGGCGAAGGAACATCTTTGACGCCAAGGTTCTTGAGAACCCGCGCTTCATCAAGTCCCCAATAAACTGCAATTTCCGTCGTACCATCGTCGCTCCTATTAACTATTTTGTGTTTCGGAATTACACGATACTTGTCTGGGTTGCGAGTGCGAAACAGCAACGCTTTGTTATCGACAATTTGCATTTACTTCCCCTATTTATTATCGCCTCTGTTTGCTGACTTGCTGCGAACTCTGAGGTTGCTCTTTGTTGTTGTGCCGCCTGAACGCAGCGGCTTCTTGTGGTCTACATCTTTGCCGTCACCCTTGGTAACAGCGCCTGTCTTCTCCATCATGCGCCTAGCTTTGACTCGCTCGGCACGGTTTTTAATTTGCTCTGGTTGAGCGTGATAATTGTTGTACTCGGACTTGTAGTTGCGTGTCGCCATGATCTTTCCTTTGGTTAACTAAATTTTTAAGAGAGTCCACTACGCGTGGTGGGTAGGCTTTAGTGCTCACCCGCATTACATCGTTTGCCAAGCGAAGCATTAGTATCGTGGCACATTCTGGGTGCAGCCATATGGTGACGTAACCTTCTTTTATGCCGGGGTCCTCTGATCTTACTGATTGCCCATGCCCGCTGTGCTCAATAGCAACTTCTTTCTCTGTTACTTCTTTAAAACACACGTGGCACTTACACGGTTTCATCCTGAATTCTTCTGGCGTATGTAAACTCATTTGATTTCTCCGAAGACGGGTACGGTTGGGGGGAAAGCTTGCCACTTATTGGTTTGCTCAAGGTACAAGTACAGCGTGTCGGGCGCGCCATCTACGTAAGTTTCAATGCGTCTGATGTCTTCGTTTATCGCAAGAAAGGAACGCACTGTACCCATCATGTCAGGCATCTGCCCTTCTGATACATGCAGGGCACCGATGTGGTGGTTGAAATTGACGCTCATGTGTTCTACTTCACATCCAAAATTAAGCATAATTAACTCCTTGGGTGGCTAGGGCAGGTGGTTACAGGGCACCACGGACATAACGGAGAAGGTCTTGGGTTCCATACGCCTGTGTCATGCGCTTGCTCAATGCGAGCGATGCGCTCCCGGTAATCCCACCATGCAGGTGCGGTTTCGTCCACGGTCATACTCATCTTGACCATGTCGTTCTTCACTACGAACAGCAGCGCAGCATTCACTTTGCGAATGTGCGGGAAGTGCGCAAACACCATCATGGCCATGAGCTTTAACTGCTCTCGGTCTGGGTATTTGTTGTTGCCTGTCTTGTAGTCCACAATCCAAGCGGTTAGGTTATCGTCATCGATAATCAGTAAGTCTGCAATACCCCTGACCCATACTTCCTTATCCTTCCAGCCGCATGGGGTCAGTTCAATGGTCAGCGCCATCTGGTATTCGCACAGCTTCCTTCCCGGCTTGGCAATCAGCGCATCCAGTGTGGACTGAACAAACGCAAACTGTTCCGGGATGGGAGTACCGTCACGCACATAATCCTCAGCAGCCTTGTGCAGTTCAGTGCCGTACTTGGTGGCCTCGGTCTCTTTGAACTGGTAGTTCTTCAAGACCCTCACCTCTTGGTAACGCTTGGCACAGCCCTCGTAATCCTTCAAGGCGCTGTGCGACCAGACGACTTTATTCATTGGTATCCCTCAATGGTTCTTGGCAACGAATAACAGCAAGCCCTGCATGCCCCATGTACCCGCCGCAAACTGATGACCAGCTTTGCGTGAAGCAGGAGACTTCGCCCTTGTGTGGGCAGTCCGAAGCGTGTAAAGGGAACGCGCCTTCCGTGCTGTTGGGGTACGGTTTAATTGCAACCGCCCGGTACGTTTCCATTCTTATTTTTTTACCTTCTTCGTCGTAATAAATTTCGGTAATCATTCAAACCTCGCAGAGTCAATTGCTTCAGATAGTCGGTGTGCAAACTCAGTTACGAATCGTTCGTTCTTGTTCAGTCGATGCTCATCCATGTCGTACAGAATGGCGTGTACCAACTCATGCCAGAACGAATCGTTCATTTCTTTTCTGGAGTAGCGCCGTCCAGTGACGCCACTCTTCTTGCCCACCTCGATACGGTTGCGATCATAATGAACACGTGCCATGTCACCGTCTTTGAGCATCGTCTCCAGTATGTCGATCGTGTACATCTTCTTGCCCACCCTGATTTTGCGCGGTAACTCTAACTTCTTCTTTCTCGTTTTATCCAAGTGCTTCTCCTTTAGTTTTTAGCCATACCATAACGCTTGTGTGTACCACCATCTGCCGACAACGGGATGCCCGGTAAATACTTCGGCTCCATAGTCATCTGCGCCAAAACCCATTTCAGAGCTTCAGCGGCTTCATCTTCCGGCACCATATCAATCTGTTCATCGTGCACTGTTCCAACCACAGGGTACCTTTTCGATACCCGCAGCATTCCATCAGTCATGACGATACGCGCAACACCCTGTGTTACGTTGTTTGTGATCTTGCCCGGATACAACTTGGTAGCGTCTGGCCCGTATACATACTGGCTCCTACCCTTCTCATCTTTTTCAGTGCGTAAATCTGGATACAGTAGCTTCATTCCGTTGGGCAATTCGATCTCGCCCTTGCGGAACACCAGACATTTATACCGGAACTCCTTGCCGCCGTAAAGTGCTGACTCAAGAAGGTTGCCGCACATTTCCCAAAAGGAAACAACTGGATGCGCTGTCGCCCGGTAGATGTCGATGATCTTCTTGGATGCTGCTGCATGTATTAAGAGTTCCTTGGTGGTGCAGGTGTGGGGTATCTCCTCCAGCTTGGTGACGTTGTCATCCCACGACAGGAACTTCTCGATGAACTCCTTGGTCACGCCTAGCTTCTTGGCAAACTCCATGTCGTACCGCACAGGCGGTGCACCCAGAAAGCCGGTCAGCAACTGCGCTGCAAACGATGCCCACCCAAGGCCGTAGCCTGCACCCAGCAAAGCGGATTTTGCGCTCTGTCTTAAATCCGGATGGCTATCCTTGGTCATGCCGGGGATGTTAAACATCTGCGCCCCGAAGGCAGCGTAGGGGTCTCCCCCTGCGCGGAAGATGCCCAGCATCTCATCGTAGTCCGACAGCCATGCCAGTACCCTTGGCTCGATCTGAGACAAGTCACCCACCACCAGTGCGTATCCTTCAGGAGCCATGATCGCCTTGCGCAGGAAGCTGCCACGCTTTAAGTTCTGCATGTTGATCGCGCTCCCCTTGGACGCCGTCCACCGCCCCGTACTCGCACCGTAGTAGGCCAGTGGTACAGGCAATGCACCACGGCTGGAGATGTCTAAGAATCTTTGTGCTCGTGTGCGCTCAGTCGTAGATTTAACTCGCAGTCGTGCCTCGCATACGAGTCGGACTTTTTCATTGGGACCATGCAGTAACGCTTGGAAAAGAGCGTCATTTTTAGCAAGTGCAAGCGTCTGCTTACCTGTCGTCTTGCTCTTCTTATATGGAACTCTGCACTCCAGTTTAACCAGAATATCCGCGAACTTAGGGTTACTCGCAAGCTGTGCATCGTCCACTTTAAGTTGTGCCAGTAATTCTTCACGTGTTGTCCTTTCTTCTTCAATGGCTTGGAACAGCATCTGCTCATCGAGCACCAAGCGTGGTTGGGTATACATCTTCAGTGTCATGTCGATCAGCCGTAACTCGGACGCAGGATAGCCGTCAACCAAACGCTTAAAGATTTCTTCGCACAGGTACACATCGTGGCGGCAGTAGTCCGCCAACTCCTGCTCAACATGGAACGGCAACTCGTCCAGATAATTCTCAGACGGACCCAACCCATCCCCTTTTGGCTCAAGACCGAAGTCTTCAGCCATCTTCTTCAGACTGTTGCCAGCCTCGACACCGCGCACCGCCCGACCCATGGAGAGCGTGTCGAAGATGAACGCCGGATGGCAGCCGTATATCCACGCCAGTATGGACACATCGAACAGCGCGTTCTGAGCGATGACTGCGGTCTTACTCCAGTCAAAATCTTTCGCCCACTTCTCGATGTCACGGCCTCGTATCCACGTAGCAGGTAACGGGTCACCATAGTCTTTCCAACACAAGCCCCATGCCTTAAAGCGTGGGTCACGCAAGTACTCCTCATTCGTCTGGCACGAGAACCCCAGCTTGACACCTCTCCCCCATGCTGTCTCAAAATCCAGAACGATGAGTCGTTCGTATGGTTTGCTCATGCCGCCTCCCACTTCCAGCCCATCAACCACCGCATCACAAGACGATGGAGCAGACAAGGCTTCGTGGCAGTGGTAAAGCAAACGCCAGTTCCCGCAGCG